TTTTGATTTACTAATAAACTCTCTTGTCCTCTGTGTTCTTCTATTTCTTTGTTCTTGCACTTGTTCTTTTGTTCCTTTTGGCATTTTTAATATTACCTCCGTTGGTCTTAGGTGGAGGTTAGCCTGATTATAAAAAATAATAAATTGTTTGTTTTGTTTAAGCTGTAGGTACTTCGTCAGTCCAAAGTTCGTAAGACTTTAATTCTTCTAACATGTTCTTTAAATCTTTAGCGTCTTCAAAGTATAGCTTAAATCTAGCTCCTGCTTTTCCCATTTCAAAGGAATTAGGTCTCTCTGTCTTACTTACTATAGTATCTGTTGTCATTCTACATCTTCAATAAATAGAGACCATACCATAGATTGCGTAGAGGGATTACGTACCTGTATTCTACCACATCTAAGTACCTTACCAATTACTTCACTAGGCACAGCGAACTTACTCGCTAAAAGGTCTCTGTTAGTTTTATTTAGATCAAACTTCCATGCTCTATCAGCGTACTCAATTTCAGCGATTAACTTGTTTTTCTTTGTTTGTTTGTCCACTAATTTCTCTAAGCCTATTACGACAAACTTAACAGGAAATTCCTTTACGTTATCTGCTTTAATAAAATCTCCTGCGAAATCATTCCAGTCTAGACTTTCTTGTTCTTCTTTACTCATTTTTACCACCTCCGTCAGCTGTATCATAAATAGGAGGAGAGAGTACGAATACCCTCCCTGTCTTTTTAAGACTATGATATTGTAGAGCTAGTATGTCATCTTCTACAAAGTAATGAGGCTCTTTAGGTACATGATCATAGGGATTACAGAAACTACACCCTCTATCTTTATGAATAGGTCTACCACAGCTAGAGCAGTTTATCCAGACTTTCTTATGCTTTGTTTTTTTCTCGTATACCATTTTTAACTTCCTCATTAAATTGTAAAACTGTTTCTATATCCATTATCTGTTGAATAGTCATCTTCTTTAAAGCTTCAAAGCCTATATTTATTTCTTTCTTTTTTGTCATAGAATATATAGAACTATATACTATATATAGTTATGGGTTTTCTTTAAGTATGATAAAAATGACTGAGTGTCATTATTTCAACTCTACTATTAAATCATTAACCGCCTTAAGTCTAGCTTCTAGAGTTTCTTTCTCACTTAGCAAGTCTTTCATAAAGATTACTTGCTCAGTTGTTAGGATTCCCTTTGTTGTATCTGTTTTTTTAAAGTTTGTCATTATTTTGCTGTTATTTGTCTACTCCCAATTGTATCAACTTGATAATGTATTCCTGCTGTTGCTATTAATGCTTCTCCTGCATAAGCATCTCCAGTAGCAGTAACTCTTGTTAATGTAAACATGAATTGGTCTCCCATTAAAAAATTAGTTCCTGTTATTGCTGCAAAGTCAGTTCTTACTGTTTCATATTGAGTATCAAAAACAGTATCTGGGCTATCAATAACTACTGCAGCATCAAGTGTTTCCCCATCTCTCATAACAATATAATTTAATCTCCATTGAACATTATCAGTACCACTTGGAGCAGTAATCCCCTGCCAATGAACATGAAATATTAAATCTGTTCCTTCTTTATAATCATGTTGTAATTCAAAGCCACCATGCACTTTATCATCTACTGCAAAACCATAGGTTTCTATGGTTGTATCGGTTCCACTTTCATCTAAGAAGGTTACAATTCCAGGAGCAGAAGATGCAGGCTTTCCTAATAAATATCCAGCCATGTTAATATCTTTGTAAACCGCCTCTTGTAATTCTATTGTTTTATCTGTTGGACAAGCAATATTTAAATCTCCTTTCCCTGTCGAAATCACTCCATTTGTTTGGTCGTGAGTTAGAGAAAGCCATTGGGTATTGTCTGTGTCTGGGTCTGTTGCTGAATGAATAAATAATGTTGGGTTTGTTTGTGCTGAATGGTCATAATTATGAGAATCTTCTTGATAGTTTCCTATAACTATTTGTCTTCCAAAGCTGGGAGCAACCTCAAATAGAGCTTGTGTTTCAGTAGACATACCTCTAAATTTAAATGCACCACTATAACCACTATCTAAAATATTCATTTGTGCACCATCAAAAATATTAAAAGAAGAATGAAAATCAGAATTAGTATAAAATTTCACTGTATTATCAAAATGCACCTTTCCATTAACTTCTAAATCCCCAGTAACCAACAAATCATCTTCAGAATTTAAACCATGAGATGTTGTTCCTGCATCTCCTATCCTATTATAATCCCCTGCTGTTCCTAAGAAAGTTGTTTTAGTTCCATCGTTTGATAAATTCATACCGACACTAGCAAAATTAGTACCACTCTTTACTTGTATATCTCCGTCATTTCCCGCCGGGGTTACTGCGTTATCATCAACATATTTTTTATTAACTAAGTCTAAGTCTTGTACTGGTGTAGTCTCTACACTACCAGCAGAATGGTCTCCCGATAGGTCGGGTATAATAATATTACCTAAGTCATTACTGGCTATAGGTGTTTGTTCTAAATAAACATTATTAGGGTTAGGTCTTCTACCACTATTAGCTCCACCCATTAGTAAATATCCTCATCTATGTTAGGGTCTTCTGTTTGTTTAGTAGTTCCTGCTATTAATCCTTCTGTATTTGGATAATCTTTATCTATAAATCTAGTTCCTACACTACCTGTACCTACTGTAACTGTTCCTAATGCCATAGAAAAGATAAAGAAGTATTATTTATATATTTATGCGTTTAGCTGTCTTATAACCCAGACATTCGTTCCGTCTTTAATATAATTAAAGCTATCTGTACTAGCTACCCATAATGCTTTAGCTGCTGCTGCTACTGTAATACCTGTAGCATCTTCTACTATTGTTATTGAAGTGTCTCCAGTTGCCATTATTTAACCGCCACCTCTGTATAAGTATCATCAAATCCCTTAAACCATAGACCACCGCCAGAAGTAAAGATAGCTCCTGAAAGAGTTATTGTAGGCGTAGTGTCTGCATCATCAGATAAGTTAATTCTAGTAAGATTAGTTAATTTTTCAGGTGCTTCATTTTCTGCCATTTTACACCGCCGAGATTTGAACAATAGCTTTAGGGTCTGTTAAGTAAGCGATACCTGCTTCACTAACCCTAATCTTTTTACCTATCATAGGATCATCAATTAATACAGAGGAAGTAGGCGTGTATTGTTTGAAAGTACATGCTCTTTTAGGTATCATTACTAAAGCCCAGTTATCAGTAACATTGTTACTTACCTTTATGCTCATACCCATAAGTGATATAACCTTTTGACCTGCTGCTACATTACTAGCGAAGTTAGGAATACTTGAACCCTTTGTAGAAACTAACCAAACTACTAGAGCTTGATAATTAGCAGGGTTAAGATACATAACTGCAGACATAGCATCATAGTTATAATTGAATAAAAGTCTTTGTGCGTTAAGAATATCCTTAATTGGGTTTTGTCCACTACCCGCATCCCATGCTGCAGTACTAGCTGCTGTTTGTGTATTGTCTGGTGTTGGTGTACCTGCTGAGTCCTCAGTCATTACGTTATAAATATCTTTATCTACACTAGAAACTATAGCTCTAGTTAGATCTCTTACAGTTGTAGCTAATACATCTAAGTCTGCACTCTTTATATCTTCATTTGATATAAATCCCTCAACCATATATTTTTTCATATAAGAAGTATTTCTAGTCCATGTTTGTTCAATAGTATCTGGTTGTGCTAATGGTGATACGTTCTTTATTACACTTGGAGAAGTAGCTGTTAATGTACCTGCTGTCTTAGAATACCACCTAACCGAATCACCAGTCATACTTGATACTTGACACTCTCCTTTAAATTGGTACTCTTGGTCTGCGAAACCTTTAGCTAACTTATCTATGTCTAGCCCTCTAATGTCTTGCATTTCTACGCTGTCTGCCATATTACTTACCTAGCATTACTTGCATGTAACCCTCCGCTGTGTTAGCTTCTAAAGCATTACCTAAAGTTGTACCGTCTTCGCTATCTCCAGCTGTGAATATTTTAATAACATTAGCTCCTGACATTCCTACTTGACTACCTAAGGCTATTGCGGGTATTGTATGATCACATTGTACATCAAATATACCGTCTACGAATACTGCCACCTGTGTTCTTCCGTCTCCTGCTATTTTCTCTCTAGCTAAAACACCAATACATACATCACCATCTGTTGATGTAGGTCCTACACTTCTAGCTCCAGAAAGTTTTAGAATAGTACCTTTTTCCATAGCTGTTTCAGTACAACCAAAATTAATAGGATCAGAAAACCGTGTTCTTAATATTGCTTCGTTTGCCATGTAAAATAAAGAAAGCTATTCTTTATATACTTTTGGGTTATTCGGTATACCGAGTAACTATAGTCTTTCCCCTATAACATTACCTACATCGTTATCCAATGCCCCGTATTTATCTCTTTTTATACCTACAAACTGCATATTAATATTACGGAATAACTGAGAGGGTATAGCTAACTTAGGTATTTTATCGTTTTTAGGTATGTCTACCTTCTTTAAACCCATTACTTTCCTAAGCATAGTCTTAATTTTAGAATATTGTTTCTCATTATTAGCAGGAAAGATAGCCTTTAATACAGAGGGTACTGTAGGATTCGGTACTACTAGCTCATATAATTGTATAGGTCTTAGAGCAGACTGTACGTAGTTAGTCTCTTCCTTAAAAGTACCGTCTTTCTGTTTAAGCTTATACTTTAAAGGGAGCATTCTAGTTTCTAAGAACTTTACCGCTGTCTCTACGTCTTGCTTTATTCCTCTTGAAAAGAAAACTATACCAGTCATTTATCAGAGACTTCGCCACTTAATACCTTAGCTGCATATTCTGCAGGTGTCTCTTCCTTAGGCTTATCTTCTACTTTAGTTACTGCCACGTCTCCAGATATAAGCTTCTGAGCTTGGAACTCTTTTAGCTCTTCTATTTTCTCTCTAGCTTCTTTCGTTGCAGTTGTCATAGCTTCCGTAGCTTCTCTGATCTCTTGTATTGTTGGTTTTTCGTCTGTCATTAGAATATTTGTGTCATCAATATTAATATACCTAACCATAAAATAGAGTTTCTTATCTGTAGTAATATTTTTTTAATTGTCATTATAATTAATAAGTATAGAAGTATATATAGTTATCTATTGGTTTGCTTCTCGTTCTCTTTTTAGCTTAAAATATAGTTGTTCATTTGTAGGGGTTATTAAAGCCCCCTCTCCTGCTCTTTGTTTTGCTTCAAATATAGTTTCTTTTGCCGACATTATAGATACTTCTATCTCGTTTACTGCTTCGGGGTTTGCCCTTAATTCTGTACTAGACAATATAAGTACTTTAAGTCTAGCTTCTAGTCTATATATGTCCTCTTCATAATCGGCAATATCTCTCATAACCTCGTTAGGGTTTCCTATTTCTCCCTGTGCGGCACTATCAGTCATACCAGAAACAATACTTTCCGCTTCTTTCATAGCTTGCACTATTTCGGTAACTTCCTGTTTAGGCATACGAGTAAATTTATCGGCGTATCCCCCTACATCAATATCTATTACTTTTAAATCTCCTACCCAAGGCTCTAAAGACGATCCTACTTTTTGAGAAAAAGTTTTAAACTTGTTTAGTTCTTCTCTCTGTATTTCCTGTAATAATATCTGTCTAGCTGTTTCTGGGTTTTTTATTAGATCTTCTATCTCCATATTTCCTTGATCTATTCCTAAAATTTTAGAAGATTCTTCCCTATCAACACCAAGCCATTTTTCAGTTCTTAGTAATTTGCCCTCTTGGTCTTCCCTTATCTCTAAAGTTCTTTTTTCGCCTTCTGTTACGTCTAACTCTGTTCTTACAGGTCTATCTTCAAAAACCCCCGATTCCTCTGCTACTTGTACCGCTTCTTTTTTTCTTTCCTTTTCTTCTAATGCCTCTTTCATAGTTACCTGTCTAGGAAGTTCTCCTTCTGCTCGTAAGTTCTTTCCTGCTTGTTCTTTCTCTGCTCTAGTTGGTACTTGACCTGCAGCTACTTTAGAACGCTCTTGTTCTCTAGCTCTTATATCTGCGTTACCTGCTGCTATACGTGCCTTTCTATCTTCGTCTTCTTTCTTTTTTTTACTTATTACTTGTACCATTTATTTACCAAAAGTCCGTTTTACGTCCCCAATACTTAAAAAACTCTAGTGCTACACCGAAACCAATTAAACAGAAACCCATGTAGTTAGCGTCTGTTAGCCACACCACACCCATAGACGTTAAAGCTAACGCTGCCGAGTTAATCAAAGTTTCTATTACTGGTTTATGCTCTTCTTTTATTGTTGCCATTATTCTCCTACCCCTGCAGTTACGTCGTTAGGTTGTACTGCCTGTGTCTGTCCTACGTTCTTTTCTTCTGTATCTTGCATAGCATTAGATAAACTAGGCGGTTTATTAAATGTTAGTTTAATTCCTAACTGATTCCATATATCATTCTCTAGTTTAGTCTGTTCGTAAGTATAGATAGGCTCAAAGGTCATGTATCCCATTTTACCACCTGCTTCTGTAAAGCCTTCGGAAGTAGCTATTATCTTAGGTACTCTAACTGCTTGGTAGAATAGATTTTCTAGGTATCTAATCCAATCTAAGAACTGTTGTACAGGCGGAAGTGTTAAGTCTGCGAAAGCTGCATCTCCTGCTTTTACTGGTAGTATTAATAGATCACCTTTCTTTATTGCTTCTGCATAATCACTCTTAAGAGCAGTCATTCTAGTTTTATCATCTTCTTCAATGTAGAGTATTCTAACTGTAGACCTGTGTGATATTCTACGCCAGTCTTTCATAGCTTCCTGCTTTGCGTCTATTATCCACTTTACACTCTCTACTACGCTAGTACCGTGATTTTCATCTCCTAGCCTATCGTTTACTCTATGAAATATCTCTTCTGGTTTAAACCTCTTCTCTACCTTACCTACACCACCGCTAGACGTTAGCTTATCGTATGCTATTATATTGCCCTGTGCGTTTGTTACTGTTCTCATAGTTAGAGGGTTTAGCATTTTAAGATTAATAAGAGTTCCTTTTTTATTCTTTATAATCTGAGCCATACCACCTATTTTAGAAATCTTAGTTATTACAAAATGATTATATAATATATCTATGAAGTCATCAGTACCCCACCCTGTTATTTTATCTAATATTACTTTATTTCTGTTTGTCTCTACACTATACCCTTTACCGATAGTCCAAATAGCTAGAGTATCAATAGGAGCTTTTAGCTGTGTAGTTCTATAGTATCCCAAATACTCTGAGAAGTCGCTATCATAGTAGTAGTTCTCTTTCTGGTCGCTAGGGCTATCTAGTACTTGCGGTGTCATGGCAAAGTCCTTAATAGCGTTTAAGCTACCTACATCTGTTTGTGTTATGTCTGTTCTCATTTTATAGGTCTATCCTAACTGGTAGTTGTGCATTTAATAAACTTGGAACTGTAGCGTCCCAACCTGTAGCTCTAGCTTTTGGATCATGTCCTATTCTCATATAAGGAGCTACACCTGCTGCGGGTGTTGTAGCCTTAGCCCAACCCTCTATAGTAAAACGTAAAGTCTCTCCTTTCTTAAATTGTGTACTTGGTACTTGTAGGTCTGTAGCTGTCATTAGGTAAGCTATAGTATTTGTTGCAGAAACTACGCTAGAAGTATTCTCTATTATCTCTGTCTCTGTTGTTCCGTCCCATTTACGCATTTTAATAATAACATATCCCCATACAGCAGAGTCATCGTGATAAACAGCTATAGGTACATTAACTATACCCTGTCCTTTAAAGACTGTGGGCTTGTTTATTAGAACATCAAAGTCTAGGTCTAACATTTTGGTGTAAGTATCTGCTGCAATTCTAGAAGACTGAGTAAATACCGTATTAGAGTAGAAAGTTAAATTAGAAATAACATTAACGTCTACAGTAGTTCCTAAGTAATAATTGATATAACCTGTACCGCTACTAATATCTACAAAGTCATAACTAGCTATAGCGTCTGCTTGGTGATTGTACTTCTGTTTTAATGCCATTAGGAGCTTAACCTCTGGTTTTCTTTATTCTTTATAATATTTAAAGCTCTTGTGTACCTATCATCATTAACATTAAGCAAAGTGTCTGCTTCTCTTGCTAAATAGCCTGTTGTATCGTAAGCTATAATGTTTTGAGCAATTAGGCTAGAACATGCGTCTCCTGCAGCTGCTAATATCTGACCTGTAAACCCTGTAGCGTCTGTATGACATTCTGCACTAATTCTACCCTCTGCTTCTGTAGACCATGTAGATAATAATGCCCCACTTGCTATAATAGTAGTGTTTGCGTTAGCTCCTGCTTTAGCTATTGCAGCCCCGCTAGTACATAATGTCCATGTCATTGGTTAGATATTCTCCTAAGCTCTGTAGTTAGATCTATTATGGCTAAAGTTAAGGCTCTAGCGTCATCTTCTAGCTCTATTTCCTCTTTTCCGACCTTAATCTTCTCTTTTGCCATATTAAACGTAGTGTATCTTTGTATTTATATGTTTCTGTGTAGCTAACCATGCTGCTCGGATTAAACCCTCTACAACATGAGTATATGATCCAAATATCTTTATTTTAGTCTTTTGACCTTCTTTTCTAACGTATTGCCATTGAACAGAAGCTAAAGAGACCTTTACTTCGTCATCATCTAGTAAATCAATGTCTCCACGCTCCATTAACATTAATAGGTTAGAATACATGTCTTCTTTGAGTAATCGTACCTGTATATCACCTCTATAGTCTAAACTTCGCTTCTTATTATCTAAATCTACTATTTTACGCTTTACTGGGCTTCTTAATAAGAAATCAAATATACCTACACCCATAGTACCACTACCTACATCTATACCTATCTGTTTAAAGTTCCAAACACTATCTAATCGTATTAGTCTATCGTAGGTCTGTGTTGTTAGTTGTTTCTTTGTGATTATGCTTTCAACGTGTTTAAGCTTCTTATTCTCTAATCTATCTAAAACTTCATAAGTACCTTCATCGTCTCCCATTCTAGCTAGGTCTACACCGCAGAAGTGCATTAAATGAGGGTTTATTGGCTTTCTCTTCATTTTACAACGTCTTTCTATTAAGTAATCTGGGAAAAGTCTCTGTAATTCTTCTTGGAATAGACCTAAATACTCTTGACCATATTGTAACTCTGTCATATCGTGCTTCTCTTCATCTAGCAATCTTAGAGCTTCTGTTCTCTGTTTCATTGTCCATGTATCGCTTATCTGTCTGTTTGCTATAACATCTTCACTACTAATGTGAAATACACTATATCTGTTATGCTTATTGATAAAAGATTCGTAGAAGTAACCCTGTTTACCTGCGGGGGTTGAACATTGCCAAATCTCTCCACCTGTAGTCAGTAATGTAGGTTTAGCTGCTGTGAACATTGATTCTGGCATACGTGAGGATTCGTCTATTATTAGTACGTCTCCTGTGAAGCCTCTTACACTATCTCCAGTATTACCTACAGGTCTAGCTAGTATCTGACTTCCGTTTGTTAATTGTATTCTGTTTTTAGTTGGGGATCTCTTTCCTTTAGCTATCATCTTTCTATGGTTTTGTTCCAAATATGTTAAAGTCATTATTATAATAAGCTGTGCTTGGTCTTCGGTTAGGCTTACTACTATTATCCTGCAGTCTCTTTGGTTTATTAGTCTCTCTGCAGCTTTCCTACTATGTATGTAAGTCTTGCCTACCTGTCTACCTGTGCATAATACAGAATGACCTTTCCAGTCTAAGAAGTCTTGTTGCCACTTATCTAGGTTAAGTCCTTTAACTTCTTGTCTATCGTCTCCATAAGTGCTGTCTCTATCACTAGGTTGTCTCGGTTGATCTGTATTCTCTGTTCCGTTGCTAGTTTTGTATTTCTCCATAGTATCTGTTCGGGTGTTGCTGTTTCTACCTCTATTTCTTTTTCCATATTAAAATAAAAGATAATAAGTTTATATACTTATAGGGATTGGTTGTTGAAAGGAGAGGGGTTTTTAACCGGGATTCCCGGTTCTTTTTCTTTATTATAATATTTTAAAATATTTATAAAATTTGTTAGGGGGAAGCAAAGCACCTGTAACAGTATAGCTTTGTGCGTCGGGGGGTTGTTCTCTAAATCACTATGGAAAAGCATATCAGAGTTATTCAGTGTACCGATTAAGTATATAGGTGCATTGCATTAGTGAAACACTCTTAGGGGGTTAGGAAAGTTAAGTCATTTGCTCTTCTTGAGCAAATAAGCTCTATAGAGCTTAGTTCAGTACGAAACTGAACTGACTTACAGCAGAATACAGCGCTTTCCCATAGTCTAACTGTTATTACAGCACAGGAGCAGGACAGTTAAAATCATTAGAATTTGTTGTGCAGGTACTGTACAACAAGAAACACAATTATTTAAGCTTTACTGAATTAACTAATAACAGTTAGAGAGCCATACATATAAATACTAGCATGTACTTGTATTATTAAGAATAAAATACCCTATTATTAAGAATAAAATACCCTATTATGTGGTGTTCTCTGTATACTCTTATTTGTAATGCTACTAACTATATAATACATACTTATATACTTTCTTTGGTTACCTTTCTTTGATACAGTGGATACACACACATTTAAATAGTAGTGTGTTCTCTGTATTGTATGAACATCGTAAGAGTAAGGCAAATGGAGAGAGAACAGAAGATAAATGACATAATGGGGCTAATTGGTAGCTCTGCTATGAAATATGATGTATTGGTAGTTGCTGCTATGGCTAATTTGAACATAAGTAACAGAACAGCAAAAGAATATATCTCTGTAGCCCTCTATAAGCTGAAGATAAAGAAAGAAGACTTATAGAAAAGTATATATAGTTGTTTAATCTATAGTTACTATGAGTGAGAAAAAGACAATTAGTATCAGTATAGACAACGAAATACACAACAAAGCCAAACAAATGGGTTATAACATTTCGGGAGAGTGTGAACATGCTTTACGAGTAAGAACTCAAGCTACAAAGAAAGACGCTCCAGAGAACTCATTAAAGTTATTTTGTGATCTATGTAATAAACAGGTAGAGTTTGGTTTCCTATGTAGAGAGCGTAATATGTTCGTTTGTGAAGTATGCCATAAAGATTGGAACTGTAGAGTACAGAATGAACATGAGCATATTAGGTTACCTGCATTTGATAAAGATGAAGCAAATTTACACACACACAATCAGACTAAACAGAATTATCAAGAAATAGTTGATATAAGAGACGTAGACCTAGATAGAGTTGCTGTGAATGGCTCTAAAGAGCAATAGAGGTATAATTAGAAGAAATCATCAATTTTAGAGATAATCCATAGAACTACAAATAACAAACAGCATAGAAATATAACTAATCCTAACATTTAAACTTACCTTCCTTATACAGCTGATACAGCTTAATTATCATAGCGAGAAAGATATATACTCTTAGTTCCCAGTTCATTCTTTTTTCTCCACTTTGTTTTCTTTTTTCTTTATTAAGATAGTCATAAGTCCGACTTCATTACAGCCCTTATGCCCATGAGGTCTATTTTTCTTACAGTAAGGGCAATTTACATTATTACTCATTTTAACTA